CGGAACCTCCGTAGGATATTCCTATCCTTTCCATTCTGGACCTCTACTAACTTTACACTTGGAGTTTCTCGTTCATGACTACTCGCAAACGATCTCGTGACGCTAATACTATCAGCGGCACATATCATATCAGTTCTAAGTATTCTATTACTAGGACTGCTACGTTATTTCGAGAGAGTTGTCAAGACGTTATAGGCGATATGTTCAATGCAGATGGGACTTTAAAAGCTCATCCGCTTAAATTGACTCGCCAATCTAACTTCGGAGGTATTCACAATCGTCAATACCTCTTGGGACCTTATCCTCGTACAGAGGGTAATTGCCCAATTGAAAGGATGAACTTTAATCCTGTTCTTCCTTCTTCGCAGGTAGATTCGTCCTCGTGGAATCGTTTATACGCTTCCACAGGACCGTTAACGCCTAAAGTAAACCTCCCTTTGTTTATCTTTGAACTCAAAGATATACCTATGATGTTAAAGCACGCTGGTGATCTTCTTCATAAGATTAAGACACCATCGCGACTATCTCTTGATAAAGAGGCAGCCGCTGCCACCCTTGCTTATCAGTTTGGGTGGGCGCCTTTAATTCAAGACTTGAGCAAGCTAATCAACTTTTCTGAGCTGGTTTATAAACGCCAGCTAGAATTAAGATCTGCTAACTCAAGTAAAGGGTTGAAGAGAAACATGACCTTGTTCGAAGATACTGCATCGAAGACGGAGTCTGAATTACTGACTTCGTTCTTTAGTACAGCTTTCGCCGACGTTGTAACTACCACACAACATAAAGTGTGGGCTACATGTCGGTGGAAACTTCGATCGGGTCAGCAGTTTGGGAGAGAGCCTTCTTATAAGGAGGCTTTCAAATCTGCCCTCGGATTCTCCGTTGGTCAGATACCCATAACTGTATGGAAAGCACTTCCATGGTCATGGCTGGTAGACTGGTTTGCAGATATTTCTAATATTATGCAAGCCACGTATAATATGATTTATTATACGCCTACTCATGCATGTATCATGGAGTACCGATCTGTGCGTGAAACCTGGCCACAGACGAGTTTAGACTCGCCTGTGTTTCAAGGACACGTCACAGCCGGTGGACGATTCTACGAAAGTAAGAATCGTTATGTGCATCTTAATCCAAGTGTTAAGCCTGTACTGAGGGTGCCTTTCTTAGACACCTTCAAGCTGTCGATCTTGGGTAGTTTAGCTATCCTCCGGATTCACCGGCGATAGCATAACTCCCAAGGAGACCATCACTATGTACTCTAACACTATCACTATTACAATCGCCACCGGTGTAGATCGAATTCTACAACGGGTCAATCAGGATAACTTCGGCTCTGAGTACCAATACTCAGACGCCAATGAAGCTATCTCAATGAAGATTCGCCATTCCACGGATTCCGTGGATAGCGATAATCTGACGATGAAGCGACACAATGTATTCTTTGAACGCATTGTTTACCCTACAGCAACTACGTTGCTGAAGAAGTTTAGCTATACAGCTACTCTTAGACATGACAAATTTAGCGACCCTGCAGTAGTTGCAGGAATTGCTAAAGGAGTTAATGCCTGGCTTGCAACAGGTACTAACGTCACCGACTTAGCCGCCGGTGCGAATTAGTCCTATTGCGTCGCTGTTACTAGAGATAGTAATTAAGTGTGCAAGGTGGATGTTAACCTCTAATAAAAGGAGCTAACATGAATAGCCACCAGGCTACAGTGATGGCCGTCTACGAAGGCATCATTTCTGATGCAATCGCAACTTGGCCTGAATCCACTAGGTCCTTTGGAAAGGATTTATCCTACCTCCGAAGAGCTATGGAACAGAGAGGGTTACCGTTCTTCACGATAACTCTACCATCCCTCGGCAAAGTCCTTGATAGGTCTTTGGCCAAAGGATCCTTCCTGACAGAAGAGGTGCCGCAAGGCATCCCCCTGCTTCAGAAGAGACCCGAACTATTCGGGGATCTCTATAAGAAGGTATTCCATGATAGTGGATCGCTTCGTCTTGACTTTGATGTTAACGCTGTTGCGTTCTTACGGCAGTTTTGTTACTGCTGTAAGAAGTTACGTTTACAGTGTAAACCACACTATGTGGAGCAAACTCTGCAAGAGTTCTTCGACATAGAGCAAAGTCTACCACCGTCTTATGAGAAGACATGGGATGATGACACACCAGAGTGGCACCCTATAAAGGGTCACCCTCTTGGTGAGTATCAGCCTACTACTCTCTCAGACGAGGCACCTATTGATTGGGATCAATTCCGCAAACTTTGCGGGATTGTTATCTCATCTCTAGGTACCGCTCCCTTTTGGGAGCTGGAGATGAAGCATGGACCTGGCGTTGTTTCTGAGCAGTCAGAGATCGTATCGAAATACGATTTTCCCAACTGGCCTCAGAAGCTTGGTTCGTACTTTCCCTATGATTGGTTTGCTACGGGTCGTTTAGACGGCCCGTTCAACTACTCAGAGGTTGAGTACCCTTCCAGGCTCATAGCAGTACCTAAGACTCAAAAGGGTCCTAGACTGATATGTGCCGAGTCCACTGCTCACCAATGGGTGCAGCAGGGGATATGGAAGTGGCTGGATAAGGCTAGTAGATCGACCCTATTGGGTCGCTCTATCCGATTCCGGGATCAAGAGATCTCTCGAGAGAGAGCTCTCGAAGCCTCCATTGACGGTAGTCTGTGCACAATTGATTTGAGCGCAGCCTCTGACAGATTATCTACTCGGCTTGTACAGTATGTATTTCAAGGTTCTCCAATCCTTGATCTACTACATGCATGCCGATCTAGATACCTGACACAAACTCTATCGGATAATCATCCAAGGACGATTACCCTGAGAAAGTTTGCGCCAATGGGCTCTGCAACCACCTTTCCGATACAGTCTGTAGTGTTTACACTACTGGCTGTTTTCGGTAAGAAGATATCCGAGGGGACCCAGTATAAACTGGACTCTCGGACTCTTGAAGGTGACTTCAGAGCGGTTACCGTCTTCGGTGACGATATAATCGCACCGAATCACGCATACTCGGCCATAACTCGGTTACTCACCGAGTGCGGGCTCAAGGTCAACTCCGACAAGAGTTTCCATGAAGGTTTCTTCAGGGAGTCTTGCGGTATGGACGCATTTTGTGGCAGTGATGTCACTCCTGCGTACATCCTTGACGCGTATGACGGTTCCCCCCCCTCGATGGCGACTATAGTTGAGACTGCTAACAATTTCCACAAGCGTGGATATTGGAACGCAGCTCAGTCTATAGTTAACTGCCTTCCTCACAAGGAGCGTAAGCTTCTTGCGGTTCTTGGCAGTGAGGGCGGGTGTCTCGGCCTATTCTCTTTCTGTGGCAGGAACCTCGATCATCTCCAAAGGAGATGGAACGAATCCTACCATAGATGGGAGCGTACTGTACTGACAGTGACCTCTTCGGTCACCAAGGTACAGGGCAGAGACTGGTCTAGCCTAACTCAGTATTTTACTGAGAGGCCACATCCAGAGGTTCTCTGGAAGTCCG